TGTAGTAGAACTAGGCACAGCTTCAACATCACTGGTTTCTCCACTTGTGCCTCCTGTTATTGTATCACTTGTTGTGAAAGTACCCACAACAGTAGTCAAAGTTAGTGTGAACTTGCTATCAGTCAAACTTGTGGGACGATAAAAATAACTCATCTCGACAGCATAATTACTATCAGGGGTAGGGGCTAAAATAAAATTATCTACATCAAACTGTGCATAATACTTAGGTGTTCCTGTAGTCGCTGGATTAGGATTATATGATTGTATAAACTCTAACTCTTTAAACTGTAAAAACTCAGCATTACTATTATTAGTAAGTGATAATGAATTAGAGGCTAAAAAATCATCAGGACAAGCTAAGAATTTATTGTCTGCGGTCATCGTTCCAGTAGCATTTTTTTCAAAAAAGTTTAATTCTACTGCTTTTAATATACGCTCTTCTGCAAGTCGGATAAACATGGGTAGGTTAGATACAAAAGAAACTTCATCGTTTTGAGTGTAATCTTTCAAAGCTTGTTTTAATGTGCTGTATGTAAAACTCATGGTGTGTTAGCTTGCCATCCCATTCCGCTGTGATTTGAACAATAGTAATAAAGAGTTGGAGCACCAGAGGCAACTGTTATTTGTGTATAGGCTCCGCTACTTCCTGGAGTTCCATTTGTGGTGACTCCTGTAGTATACTCTGTGCCACCTCCATGTGTGCCATTCGCTGTGGTAGAAAAGCGCAAAGGATGTCCAGAATTACTAGAATCACTTTGATCAAATCTATAAGTGCTGCCTTCACTTAAACTTAAAGTCACATCTGCAGTAGCAGTTGAACCATTTATAGCAAATTTATTAGCAGAACCAAAGTTATAATATGGATGGTTAGATGGATTACCACCTACCACCGTTATCGTATAAGTAGCGGCTAACGCAGAGGATCCTGAGGCAGTTACGGATCCAACAGAGGCTGTTGCTGCGATACCTGTTGTAGTTACTGCTATACTTGATATAACCACAGATCCAACAGAGGCTGTTGCTGCGATACCTGTTGGACTCACACTTATTCCTTCATTACTTACGCTTGCTGTTCCGACGGAAGTAATTCCTTGTATTGATGTAGTGGTAAAAAGAGGAAATATATTTTGACCGACTAGTATTTCAACTGGTTCTTTTCTATCAGGACGAGGATCTCGTAAAGCCTCTGGTTCAAACGCTACAGGGTGTGGGTCTAGTTGCGGATGTTTTTCTTCAAAACAATCAGGACATACTCTTAAACCATTCCATTCTTGTCGTAATTCAATATAGTCATACTGCTGACCACATCGGTCACATAAAGCTAAAGCATATTGTCCTGTTGCAAATTTCATCTTATCAACGTGTAATAATCTCTACTAGGCGTTAGTGTTAAGCTAGCTCGATCACGATCTTCCGCAGCAGCTCGTTCAAATTCTTCTTCATACACTGCTTTTAATAACTGCACACGATTAGGTGCTTTTTTCAAACTGATATAGTAAGCTAACCCTGCTGCTAAACATGGATAAAATCTAAATGGTACATCTACCGTATTTTGTGGATTATCTGCATCATCAATTCTTACCAATCTATCAAAAACAAGAGTATAGGTTGTCGCATCAGGAGTTGACCACAATTTTAAAATGGGTGTAATTTGTCTATCAATATAAAATTGAGAAGGTCGTGCAGTTTGCCGTTTACTAGGGATGTTTATATAAGTATCACGACTTATTCTACTTATAGCAATATCTGACTGAGTAGAAGCACCTGCATTTTCTCTTATAACTGCAGATAAAATATCTATAGTGCTTCTTACATTGGTAAAATCAACAGCAGCCGTAACCGTAGTAGTCGCGCCGCTCGTACCTCCTGTAATTGTTTCTGCAGCGACAAAAGTTCCAGAAGGAATAGTTATGGCAATAACTGTAGATGAAGTAACGCTTGTTATAGATGCAGTTGCTCCACTCGTGCCACCTGTAATTGTCTCACCAACAGTAAAAGAACCACTAGCTCCTACAGTCATAGTTAAAATTCCTGCAGGATAATTTGCGATATCTGTAGCTAAAGGCAAAGATACTTGCTCAATAGTCCAACGATTTAGTCCTCGATTAGCCCAATCTGCAAAAAGTAAATTTAAAGAACGTTTTGCTGTTCTTAAATCATACCCTGTAGATACAACTAAGCCACAACGCTCAAACGCTTCTTCAACATACTCTGCTACATCTAGCTCAAAATCAACTGATCCTGATACTGCCATAACTTATCCTCTAACTGTAAGGTCCTTTAATAACCTTACCGCCCATGCTCATGCCTTTAGGCTTTCTCATTCTGCCGCCATTTGCCATACCTTTAGGCTTCATAGCTTTACCACCATTTCTCATACCTTTAGGCTTCATGGCTTTACCGCCGTTCCTCATGCCTTTAGGCTTCATGGCTTTACCGCCATTTCTCATGCCTTTAGGCTTCATGGCTTTGCCACCGTTCCTCATGCCTTTGGGCTTCTTTTTCATCTTTTTCATCTTTTTCTCCTTGTTAATGAGTTCAAAATCCTCCGCATCAATTTTGCCGTTTTTATTACGGTCTAGCTTTTTTTGTTTTCCAACAAGCTTTTTAGCCATCATTATCCTCCTGATTATAAAGATTGTCAAAAACCCTATTCACATCTAGTGTATAGTCTAAATCAGACTTTGAATAGTGTATATGTTGAGATGGTCTAAAATCAGGAGCTCCTTCTCCTGTTGCAAACCAAGCAGGATGAGTCACTCTCACCCTGTTATTAGGTAGTGCAACAATATTACCTGTCCATTCCCCTGCTTCTAAAAGCTGTAGAACATGACTTTGTTTGTGTTGTGCAGGATCATCTGCAATTTCGCTATTAGTATAATCTACAGTAAACAAATATTTTGCAGGAAAAAACTCGCCATTAATTTTTGCTAACCAAGGACAAGGAGTTGTTCTTTCCATCACATAAACAGAATGATAATGTGAGGCACAATCCCAAGGCTGAGCATCATAAGTTTCCATAGGGTCAGGCCACTCGTCAAGTGGGATATCTGCAACTAGTGCTGTAATAGGCATTCTAGCCCACATCGCTCCACCATGAACAGTATCCTCCTCTTCGCCTTCTGCTTCACAACCAGTAAATATAACTTGAAAACTAAGCGACCGATTTGGTATTGTAGTTACGGCAACAACCATAGCATGAAGAAACTCACCATGATATTTTTCATGGTTATGAGTATACTCACGACGCACCCAAGCCTTAAAATAAGGGATGTTACTTTGTAAGTAACTCATTTTTTAGTACTCTTCTTTTTACCCTTTAGTAAGTCAGCGTCTGCTTTTCTAGCCCCACCTTTACCAGTTACGAAACTCTTCACTCTCCCCATTGCCCACGCATGAGCAGAAGTCTTAGGTCTACTACCAGAAGAATAATATGCACCAAGACCTCTTTTATAAACTGAATCTAATTTAGATTTAGAAAATTTCCCTGCTCCAGGAATAGAAGAATATTTACCACCTGTTTTCTTGGGTTTCGTTGCCATTAGCTCTTACTCCTTTGTTTACTGATTTTATCCATCATAGCAGGGGTTAACTTCCCTTGCTTATAAAGACGAGCAGTTCTTTTTATTTCTGCTTCCCTTGCTTTAGGGTTTTTTGCACCTCTCACATATACTTTAGGAACACCTTTTTTAGTTTTAGGAACTTTTTTAAACTTTCTTGGCACTTGTTTTCCTCGCATCTCTTAAGTTTTTAGCTGTTGGAGCACCTTTAGATCCAGGTTTTCTCATTCTTTCGCCAGATCCCGCTTTTATCCGATTTCTTTTAGCGTGAATGTTAGCCCATAAACCTTTTTTCTTCATGGCTATCCTCTATTTTAATTTTTTCATAAATGCGGGTGTCTTGCCTTGTAACATTTGCAAAATTGCTCTTTTTTGCATAGCTTCACTCATTTCGTTCATTTTGCTTTTTGCCTCATTTAATGTGAGGCCAGATCTAGTAGTTTTACTAGGTCTTTTTTGGAAACCTTTCGGTCCTGCTTTCTTCATAGGCTTTTTCATAATTTGCTCCTTCATTTGACCACGACTAATTGCCATCTAACAATCCCACGCTCTACGCGACCAATAGTTAGCTGAAAACTTATTAGTCGCACCTTTAATGCCACCTGATCTGGCACAATACGATCTTTTACGGGATGGTTGATCTTTTTTAATAGACAAATTAGGATCGCCGAAACGAACTATTTTTACATCTTTGCCTACTTTAGCTAAAACTGCTGATTTTTTCTTTGCGTTAGGAGTTCGTTTAGGCTTATTGTATCCTGGAAATATTTCATCACGATACTTTAATTTACCACTAGGTAATCGTTTTACATCTTTAGTAGTAGCCATAACAACTCCTTTAAATTAATATGCCTATTAGCTAAATTCCTTCCTTACTTGAAGGATAACTGTGTAAGTATCTGCAGAGGCGTGTCCCACAGTTGTGAACAATATATCTCCAGTAACACCAGAACCTGCATTATTTGTAAGTCCACCAAAACTTGTATAATCATGGTGTCCACTTTGGTTTTCACCAAGTTCAATACAAAAAGCATCTGTAGAAGCGTCAAATAATATTTGAACTTTCATGCCATTGCACTGCCACCAGATTTTTTCAATGGTTGCACCTGTACAACTATCGCCTTGTCCATTTTTTGATAATGCACTTACGTCAACTTTTACTACAGCACTTTCACCTGTTCCGTCAGAAATATTAGTAAATTTCAAAACGGCAGTTTTCGAACCATCTATTATGGTTTGTGAGGTTACAGCATCTGCCATTGATTTCTCCTAACTTGTAGGTGAGGCAAAACCTCACCTAATTAAAACCCAATATTATTGATCAGCAAAAGCAGGTGCAGTTGCGCTCGTAACATTACCAAAAATTTGATAATTTGTTGTATTTAGACCCATAATAGTTAGATCACATCCTGCAGGAACATTTAACGTAATCTTGCTGTTAGAGCTGCCATTAGAAAAAACAGAGCTTACTTCGTTATCACTGTCTAAAAAAGTTACTCCACCGATAAAGAAGTTAGTATTTCCTGGAGTTATAATTATAATATTACTCGCATCTGCTGCACCACCTGCGTATATAAATCTAAACATAGATCCAGCGATTGGCGCAGGTAATGTAAGAGTATTGTTCTGACCACCATCTGGACAAAGCAAAATTCTTCCACTATGAGTAGCATTTGTAAGAGTTACGTCTGCATCAGCAAGACTTACTGGGGCATCACCAAGTGTTGTTATTTCAGTGATTGTACCAGTCGAGGCATTCTTACTAATTGTTTTTAGTGTGCTTTCAGAACGGACTGGTCCTGTAAATGTCGTATTAGCCATATTGCATCTCCTTGTCGTGGCTAGAGTCAGCTTTCGCTGTCAAGTTGATAAAAAGGGGCGCGGTGGATTTAATTCGGATAAAACAGGAAAAAACCGCGCCCCCTATGAGTTTAAGCTCCTGGAGAGCCAAACACACATCGTGGGTCTGAAACACCAAAGCTGTAACGCTCACGAGCTTTGTATCGCACGTTACCTGTGTCAAAATCACCTTCCATAGAAGTTTTGACAGCACTACGCTCAAAATGTTTAAAACCATTAGGTGCATCTGTTTTTATGAAAAATGCGTCAGTATCGGTTAGAAAGTTATTTACTACATAACCATCTGGCAACATTCCCATGTTACGAAGTGCATTGACATCATTGTCTGCTGATCCTGGACGAAGGTTACTTGCCATCAGACGTTCAGCTACAAACTGAAGTGCAGAAGGAATAATTAACTTACGTCCTACCAGAGCAATTTTTAGTCCACGCTCATCAATAAAAGCAGCGATATCTATTAACGACTGCTCTAAAGATGTTTCGTTTAGGTCAGCAGCAGTAGACAACTCGTTACGGAAAGTACCACCACCAGTAGTGGGGTGATCAGTCGCACAAAGTTCTTTACCATCGCCAAAAGTGAATGCACTATCAAACGCATTGTTTAATACAGCAGCCGCTTTGACCTGCTTAGTGTTTGACATAGACCGAGCCAAAGCACGAGTATAACGAGAACTGAGTCGATCGTAAAGGTTATCCTCTACAGCTTCCTCTGTAATCGCAAACGCAAGAGCTACTGTCTCATGTGTATATCGAGCCGTAAATGACTCATTTGCTATGTCGAATGAAACAGCGGAACCTTCCCCCTTAACAGGAGCGGAACCAAAGCCAGTCAACATTACTTCCTCTTCAAACGCTCTGTCTGAAGTTTCTGTTTCATAAATCTCGGCGTGTTGATTATCATACCGATCATACTCCAGTCCAAATAGAGCATTTAGTCCAGGCTCTAATTCTTTTAGGAGTTGGGATCTTGCTATAGCCATATCTTATCTCCTTATAGACCAGTTGTGGCGACGTGGAATGGTAGATTTAGTTTAACTAAAGCTACAACTCCTGCGGATGTGAAATCAATGCCTTCTACGTCTTTAAAACCAACAATTCTAAAATTGTCAGTAGCTGTCGTAGCACCTGCGGTAGCCACGGATATTTCACCTGATGAAATACCATTAGCGTTCTCTGACCCAAATCCTGTGCCTTCGGCATTTGAGTGAACTAACGCTTGAGCTGTCGCTTGGTTTGTTAACGAAGCATCGCATTGAACTTCATAAACCTGATGAGGATCATCATAAACAAACACAGTAGCTTCTGTGCCTGATTTTAATGAACTCGTTCCAGGATAATTATTATCAAAAACGGGTTTACCGTTTAGATCAGTATATTGACAACCTGCCATAACACCTAGAATCGCTACCGAACCACCGTCTGCCGCACTTACATCTACAAGTCCATTAGTAAGAGGAATCACCATATCGCCCTGAAAAATAGAGCTAGATGAACCTGCCACACCTGCGATTTGCACTTTGTAAGGCGTTAAACCATTTCCGTTCGGTGATGAACCTAATTTGTTATGAGGTCTCAACCCAAAAGGTGAATCTGTATTCGCCATGGATTAGTCTCCTAAAAATTAATCAGAGGATCTATCTCCTCCGAAGGTTACACGAGATTGCCTATCAGGTTTACTAATAGGCATAGATGGATGTTGTTCCCTCATAAGATCATTATCAACTGCATCCATTTGATCTTTAGTTTGACCTTGGAAGTAAGCTTTTCGTTGATCTACTGTTTCTTTAGGGATTCTTGCGAGCACTAGACCGCCTACTCCTATAACACCTGCGTGTTTACCATCTTGGACGGTAGGAGCTTCAAAGTCAGGATACTCATCAGCACGAACTAATTCAAAGCCTTCGCGTAGCCGAGCAGAAAGGTTCTTTTTATCATCGAAACCCATGACAGATTCACGGACCCAACGATGAACAAATCCCTCTGGAGGATCTGGAGCGTCTAGTTGTGACGGTGGTGTCCACGG